TTCCTAAAGACTATTACAAACGACTTTCGGCAATAAATGTAGAATTAAGCAATGTCAAGCATCAAGCGCTGACACTTTGTAAATTTGATATTGCAAGAGATGTTGACGCTACAGCATCTCAAATACAAAGAAATATCAGAGGAATCACTGGCGACGAAACGATCAGTCAGATAATAAGTATCGGTGAAACCCCTTTCTTTGATTTCTCTGCCAACCTTAACAACCAGATTGAAAATGCCCCTGTTCACATCGGGGAAGATATTGATGAATACATTCAACACTTAATAGATAACCCTTGCGAAATGATGGGTATTAGCACGGGCTTCCCACGTTTCGATAAAGCTATTGGTGGTGGTTTAAGAAGGGGTAATGTAGATTTGATTGCGGCAAGAGCTAAGGCTGGTAAGAGTCTATTTGCTGATAGCGTTGCGCTGCACGTTGCTGGAAAGCTGGGTATTCCTGTTTTGATGCTCGACACCGAAATGTCCAAAGAGGATCATATTCATCGCTTGCTTGGAAACATAACCGACATTCCAATTAATGACATATCTACAGGAAAATTTGGTAAGTCTCAAGGATTGCAAGAAAGAGTCCGTCAAGGTGTAGAGACGTTAAAGAATATACCCTACAAGTACGTTACAATTGCTGGTATGGACTTTGATGAGACACTAGCGGTCATGCGACGATGGAAAGAAAGGGAAGTTGGCAGAGACGAGAATGGAAAAACCAAACCATGTTTGATTATTTATGACTATCTCAAACTGACCAGTTCCTCTCAGATGAATGATATGAAAGAGTTTCAAGCTCTTGGTTATCAGATGCAAAGTCTGGTCAATTTTACAATCAAGGAAAACGTACCCTGTCTTTCTTTCGTTCAGTTAAACAGGGATGGATTAACTCGTGAATCAGAGGATGTCATTAGTGGGTCAGATAGACTTTCTTGGTTTTGCAGTAGTCTCACCATATTCAAAAAGAAGTCAGACGAAGAATTAGCAGAAGACGCTGGAGCTAGTGGTAACAGAAAATTAGTTCCTCTAATCGCTCGTCATGGAGGTGGACTTTCAGATGACTTCGACTATATAAACATGAATCTAAACGGCGACTTTGGAAGAATAGATGAAGGTTTCACAAAGTCTGAATATGTTTTAGCGAACAAAAAAAAGAAAGAAGGATTTGATAATAATGTACATAGTGGAGAAGAAGGATTCACTATAGAAGAAGATATTGACCCGGAGAAACCATTTTGAGAAAGCTTTCAACAAAAGAACTGAAAAAGCTTTCAGACTTGATTGCAGCTAACATAGTACCTATACTTGCTACAAAATTTAATATAGAAGTTAATGACTTTGGCGACTATATTTCTTGTGCTTGTCCGGTACATGAAGGAGATAACCCAAACGCTTTTACAATGAATATCGAAATTGATCACCCTTATTTCGGTTTGTGGAAGTGCTGGACTCAAGACTGTCACGAAGAACATATAAATACACCAGTTGGATTAATTCGTGTTTTGCTTTCTAGAGAACTAGAAAAAAACATTTCATTTGATGAGACAGTTGAATACTGCATGAATTTAGTTGAGACTAATTTTGAAGATTTAAACAAAGAATCTGGCTCAGTCACATTTAGCAACAGGTCTTCTAATATCCAAAAAGCCTTAGAAAAAAGAGAGAAGAACAGGGCAAAAGGTATTCCAAGAGACTTGGTAAGAAACTCATTAAAGAGACCTGCTGAATATTATTTAAAAAGAGGGTATTCGAGAGAGGTTTTAGATCAATTCGATGTTGGTGTTTGTGCAGATCCTAACAAGCAAATGAGAAACAGGGTTGTAGCTCCTGTGTACGATGATGACTTTAATTGCATGGTTGGTTGTGTAGGCAGGGTTATGCACGAAAACTATAGTGGAAGAAAGTGGATTAACTCAAAAGACTTTTATGCGGGAGCTTGGCTTTATGGGTATTGGCTCTCTAAAGACAATATTCGCAAAACGCAAACTGCTGTATTAGTCGAAGGACAAGGAGACGTTTGGAGGTTATGGG